AAACCCAACATCTTCGTTAAAATTTGTCGTATCTATAAATTTAGCAAAAGTTCTGATGCGTCTTACCTTTGCGCCGAGTGGCTCATAAAGCAAAATCAAACTCGTAATTGCATTATTGACATTGGCGACACGAAGCGTTGGCCTTGGTAGCGTGCCTTTTGCAGAAAACTCAAAACCATCTATTTCTACAGGCACTGCGGGATATGTTTTGCCGTCAAACTTGATGTCCTCCGTCAGCCCGTTTTTACCTGCGTGATAACGCAACGTGTCGTCTATGCCGTTAACGGCTTGAGTCAGCTCAATCTCATACAAATCAATGATTGCAGTTGGTGCTAGACGCAGCAGTTCTTCTGCTAACGGCTCAAACGCCTCCCAAGTGACGCTACCATCTTCAAGAGTTTGCGTAATCTTGAATGGAAACGCTGGCTCTTCATATGGGAAGTTTTCATATACATCCGCGCTGTCAGTCGTGCCAGCAACGATGCACTTAAAGGCAAGGGTATTTCCTTTTCTTGGATTGGCGCGTACAACGTCACCTTCAGCAAACTGCGTGTCTGCGCTCCACTGATGATTGGAATACGGATAGGCCATCAGGTCTCAAACACTTGCTCAAACGTAGCTGTCACTGTAGCTCGGTTCAAATACGGAATTGATTTAGACCATTCACGGCAGATAAACTTTGCACTGCTGCCCTCACCCGGTGGTGTGAAATTAAAACTCTCAACTGCAGCACGAGCATCAAGAAATGCCTCAATCGTGTCAGCATCAGTTTCCGACACCTCAAAGGTCAAGTCATAAACCTTAGGGTTCTGCTGAATCCCGAACTGTGCTCGCTGCTGGTAGCCGCTACCAAACTGGATTGCACGCACACGAGGAGCACTGCTCTTCTGTACGCCATAAGTCGGATTTATCGATGGAAAGGTTGCCATTAGCTCAGTAAGCCTCCAGGACGTTTTTGCTTGACCAGTTCAGCTTGCACTGCCGCTCCAATAGCAGCACCCAGTGCCTTGGCGTTCGGTTGGCTGCCTTGTGCTTGCGTTCCAGAAGCGTCAACGTTTACAACGACATTAGCGCCACCAAAGCTGCCTGATGGTGCAATGCTGCCGGTACGACCAGGCGTGAATAGTTCAGGGCCTTTTTCGCCAACCATATATGAGCGACCGCCAGTAACGGTACCACCAGAAGCCCTGAATCCACCAAACAGCTTGCTGAAGATGCTGCCAGTACCACCAACAGTGCTCAAGCCGCCCAGCGCAGTGTTGACGCCGAACTGCAGCAGGATATTGGCGACTTGCCTCAACGTTTGCGAGGCTACATCAGCAAGTGATTTGGTGCCTTCAACAGCAGCAGTTAAAGCATTGACAATACCATCAGACACTGCGCTACCGATTGACCTGTAAACTTGATCAAGTTTTTCAGTTAAATTCACTTGTTTTTCTAGTGCCTTGTTTTGATTAAGTTTGTTAATCAAAGCTTTTTTGTCAGTCGGCTCAAGATCCAGCCTGTTAATATCAGCAATTTGATGCTTTAGCGCCACTTCAGCTTCATTGCCATCAATTCGCGCACGCAAAAGCTCGGCTTGCCGATCTGCTTGTTCAATCAGGTCAGCACCTCTTTGCAGTCTTTTGCCAAGTGCTGCACCTTCTGCAGCATTGCGCTTTTCTTCTTCTGCTCGCATTTTATTGATATGATCAGCCTCTATCGCAAACAGCTTAAATTTGCGATCTTCTGCTTCCTTTTGCTTTTTAAGCTGATCTTTTGTTAAAGCACCGTTGGTTGGACTAATGACATTTTGAGCAAGCTGTTGCTGTTGCTGTTGCTGCGGGATGCTGACGGTGCCTGCAGTGACGCCTTTGCCAAGATCAATGGTTTCTTGCACAAAAGTGCTAACAGCAGAAACACCTTTTTCAAGAAAGTTTCTAATTGGTTTTGGGATTAAATTGTAAGCACCTTGAATGAATCCTACAATTTTTTCAAGTGCTGTTTTGAAAAATCCAACAACACCGCCAAGAGAATTTTTGCCCGCCGTAATAATTTGTGATGCTAAGCCACCAATCAGCTTGCCTAGGCGCACACCTAAACCAATAACAAATTCACCAAATTGTGCGGCTCTTCCTAAAGTAGCTTGAAATGCTTTTTCAAGTTCAAATGCCGCATTAACACCTTTAAGACCAAGGGCTTCTGCAACAGCCTCTCCAACCTGATTTGCAGCAGCAAAAATTGCTCTAATTGGTGCAAGGGTGTTAGACAAGGCAACGCCAAAAACCTCAACAGTTACAGCCGCAACCTTAAAGGTTTCTTTTATAAGAATACCCAGCTCAGACTGATCACTAAATAAATTCTGAAAAGCAGTTGTTAGGCGCTTGACTTGACCTTCAATCGTATCAGATGCTGTAAATGCTGCTTCTGCCGCAGCGCCCTGCGCGTTCTTTTGATTTTCTAACAATTTATTATATTTTTCTGTATTGTTTAACAGTGCAAGAATTGATGGACCAGCCTCTGTGCCAAATGCTTTAATGACAGTACCAGCATCTGCGCCAGATTTTTTAATTTTCTCAAGCGTTCCTGCTAATCCGTCAGACTTAAGAGTTGACGCATTTATTTCTACGCCTAATGCTTTGAATTCTTTTCCAACTTTTCCTGCCGCAACTTGCGCGAAGGCAGTCTTCAATGCTGTAAATGTGACTTCCGCATTTTGACCACCGGCAGTAATTTGCGCGACTGCAGCGTTGACCTCTTCAAGTGGCACTCCTAACGCTGCTGCCACCGGTGCAACTTTTGCGATATTGGCCGCATATTGACCAATGACAATTTTGCCATCGTTTTGCGTTTGAATAAACCCGTCAACAAGTTTTGCCGCTTTATCAGCTTCCAATCCATAAGCGTTAAGTACAGAAGTTGTTGCGTCACCAACTGTATTGATGTCACTGAATCCGCCAGTAGCGCCTTGGCTTGCTGCCTTCAGAATTTTGGCGGCGTCAGCAGCATTGTTAAACCCAGCGGAAGCTACGTCATACGCAGCACTGGTGAGATCCAATACACTCGCTTGGCCTGATAACTCACGACTAACATCTTGTAATTGTGCCTTTAACTGCTCACTATTTACACCAAGAGATCTAACTTTGGCCTCAGCAAAATCCTGCTGTTTTAAAACACCAAAAACCTGACCAAGGCTTGCTGCAGCCGCACCAACAGCAACAAGAGGCCCAAGGGCTGCACTAACAGCTGCACCTAAACCACGCGCACCAACAGCCGCAGCTTGCGCTCCGCCAGCAAAAGCTTTAAATCCTGTACCTGCTTCTCGTGTCGTTCCTCCGGCGTTTTTTACTGCAACTTCAAGACCACGCACCTTCTTAGTCAGGTGTGCGATTTTAGCATTTGCGTCTAAGGTTTCAACCTTAAACCTAAGGACAGATTCAGCCATGAATCGACCAAGAATAACCCTATGTTACCGCCGCCGCGTTTTTGCACGATCCATCGCTTCCTTTTCACGTTCTGCCTTTAATTCGTAAAATGCTGCAAAATGAATGAACTCCGCATCAGTTAATTCTGTGCGGAGCTTGCTTACTGTCATTCCTAGTTCGCAGGCCAGGAAAAACTCAAAGTTGAGCCAACTGTCCTGCTTCAGTCGTTTTTTGCTTCTTCAAGCCCAGCATCCTCACCCAACCCAAACAAGAAGGAGCTTGCTTACTGTCATTCCTAGTTCGCAGGCCAGGAAAAACTCAAAGTTGAGCCAACTGTCCTGCTTCAGTCGTTTTTTGCTTCTTCAAGCCCAGCATCCTCACCCAACCCAAACAAGAATAGCTCAAGTTCATTCAATACAGACTCAGGCAACCGACGCTGTAGCTTCGGTGCATCAGCAGATGCAAATGCCTTACTGCCATCTTCCAGCTCAGCCATCTGACACAGCATCTGTGTGCTGATGTCTAGTGCCTCATCAGTACCGGCAAGGCTTTGTGCTTTCTTGCGATCCGCACGGGTGATTGGCTTGAAGTACAGATCAACAACCTTTTTGCCGTCTGCATTCTTCAGCTCAAATTTACGGCGCTGGCTGAGGTCAAAAGCCTCAACCAGCATGTCAACGGTCCGAGCCATCAAAAAAAATAGCTTTGATGCTCAAACTATAGCCGAATTATTCCAAGTTAGAAGTAATCGTGCCGGAGGTCACGAAGCTGCAAGATACAATCACCAGCTCGCCAACAGTAGAAGTGATTTCCATGTCGGTGATGATTCCGGCAAAGCTCACAGAGTCGCTGCCACTAGTCGTGCCAGTGGTGAACAGCTCAAACGTTGCATCTGCAGGATCTGCAGTTGTCACCACGTCTTCAAGGAAACCAGCTTGACCCGTAGCATCTGGATCGTAAACCAGCTCAACAGTGCCAGAGCCAGACACCATGCTGCCAACAAAGCTGCGGAAGGTGTCACCATGCTTGCTGGTGTCCAACGTTTCCTTGGTGATTGTCAAGCTCCAACTGCGGGTGCCGACAATTGTGGCGTTAGTGGTGCCTGCGGCATCAAATTGAACAGTGCCCTGTTCACCGCGAAGAGTAGCCATGGTCAGAGTTCCTCGATGAATTCAAAGGTCACACGGACCTGTGTTTGGAAATAGCCCTCAGGTGATGCGGACACCACTTCAGGACCAATTGGTGCATCGAAGTAAACCCCCGACACAATAAGCCGATTATAGAGGTCACGGATGCGCTTCGCTATCGTAAAATTTGCACCCACACCAATGCCTTGTGGTGTGAAGATATTCATGACAGCAACACCTGCAATGCGATTACTAGCGTTTGATAGTAATCCTTGAGTCAGATATTCGCCGCTGCCAAAGCTCGTCAAGCATTGAACCCAGCTTGAATTTGGTGTCGGTGCATAAGATATGTTGTGAAATACAACAGGCAGTGCAGGAGAATTTGCGAGTTCTGTTGCTAGTCTGCTTTCAACA